ATGAGTGAAGAATTTGATTTTGAACGGATCAAGAACAAGGCAATCGAGCAGCTCAAGGCTGGCAAGCCCTTGTTGGGTAAGGACGGAGCTTTTGCCCCGTTATTGGAGAGCATTTTAAATGCAGCCTTAGAAGGTGAGATGGATGCCCATCTTTCCGAGGATGAACGCATGAGTGGCAACCGTCGTAATGGCAAGATGCAGAAGCAGGTGCAAACTTCTATGGGTGAGGTGACCGTTTCTACACCCCGTGATCGTAATTCCAGCTTCGATCCTCAGTTTATAAAGAAGCGGGAGACCATTCTTGCGGAAGGTGTTGCTGACCGCATAATCGGCCTTTATGCCCTTGGTAATAGTACACGTGAAATAAGCGACTGGATGGAAGAGAATCTTGGTAACCGTGTGTCTGCCGAAACAATCAGTTCCATCACTGACCGGGTACTTCCGGAAATAAAAGCGTGGCGTTCGCGTAGCCTGGACTATATTTATCCGATAGTTTGGATGGATGCCATTCATTATAAAGTCATGGATGAGAGAGGCTGTGCCATTACCCGTGCAATCTACAACGTATTGGCTATAGATAAGGACGGTCGTAAGGATTTGCTTGGGATGTACATCTCTAAGAATGAGGGGGCAAACTTCTGGTTGAATGTGCTGACCGATTTACAGAACCGTGGTGTACACGACATTCTCATAGCTTGTGTCGATGGTCTGAAGGGCTTCCCGGATGCCATCCAAAGCGTATTCCCTGATACCATAGTGCAACTTTGTATCGTCCATCAGATACGTAACTCCATCAAATATGTCGGCAGTAAACACCAGAAGGAGTTTCTTAAAGATCTGAAACGGGTTTACGGTGCAGTCAGCAAGGATGCTGCTGAAACGGAGCTTCTTGATTTAGATCAGAAATGGGGAGAGAAATATCCTATCGTCATCAAGTCGTGGCAGGACAACTGGGAAAAGCTCACTGAATACTTCCAGTTCACATCCGATATACGTCGTATGATTTATACGACGAATACCGTTGAAGGCTACCACCGTCAAATACGGAAAGTTACAAAAAACAAGGGCGTGTTCCCTAATGACACCGCCCTTGAGAAGCTTGTCTACCTCGCTTATCGCAACATACGCAAGAAATGGACTATGCCACTGGCTAATTGGGGCACCATTGCCCAACAACTGGCGATAAAGTTTGGAGATAGATTTAAGTTGTTGTAATTTTACGCTCGTCGGGAGTGCTGGTGCACCCCCTTGGCGCTGGCCGATCCCCGACCGATGAGCTTGAAAGAAAAACAGCGCATGACACAGTTTACTTTACGCCACCTTGTCCGAAAGAAAACCAACTGTCAGAACAAGTCCTGACTATTACAAATAATCATCTTCCACCTGAATAATCAAGTCTTTCGGTTCACGGTATAGCATAGTTTCATTCCTCCTTAAAGTAACTTTTCACCTCCCCATCCGGCACCCATTCCACCGTCACAATTCCTTTCACCTGCCCGGTACCTCCACATTTAGGGCAAGGCACCTTCACCCGCTCATTAATAATATCCGGGTCAAGATAATACCCATTTCCCTTGCAATATCCACAAGCATATCCGGTGAAATAACCCACCGTTTCTTTTCCCGTTCCAAATTGAGGCGCCGTTATCAGCACCCCGCTCTGTTTCTCACTCATACCTTCTTTTCTTTATAAGTCCAACCATTCAACCTGTACACCTCCCGCTGTGCCTCTTCCTTCGTCAGGTAGTCCCCAACCTTTGTTCCATGTGTCCATATTTTTGGCGGGAAGCTGTCTCCCTGACGGTAAGTAACATCAAGATACACCGCCCAGCACCGCCCGCGTGGGCGATACTGATACCATCGGTGTATCTCTTTCATATCACTGTTCCACTGCATCACCTTCCTTTTTTGGCTCCACATAGAAAGTCTCTTCCTGTACCACCTGTACTCCGATTTTTGGGAAATATTCCGCCACTTTCGGCAGTTCCCGATCAGCCAGCAGCTTATCCTTCGCCAGTTCCTCCGATATGCGGATATATGATGGAAGAAGTTCTTTACATAGGTTTGTTACTGCCGCCCAAGTGAAGTCCTTCAAGTTTTTCAACTTCGGCGTACCTGTACGGAAACCAAACACTCCATGAGCACTTTCCACACTCTTCTTTTTGCAGAACAACTCATCCCTGTTCTCCACTGCAAAAGCCTGTAGCACTTCAAAGCTCTTATCTTTGGCAGCATTAAGTGCCGCCAGTTGCTCCGCATACTTTTCCCGGATACGTGTCATCTCACCATCCATCTTCGACGTCAGGTTCTGCACCTTTGCATCCGCTGCCGCAAACTCGGCAAAAGCCTGTTCTGCCTGTTCCCGTGTAACACCCGTTACCACCATTTTCTTCGTTCTTGCCATAATCTTCACTGTTTAAATGTTATTTAATAAAAGAATCACTCTCTTCCTCCCTGAACATACTCAACTGTCTCGCCCGTTCTTCCCGTTCCAGTCTCATCCTTTCCTCCAGTTCCTTCAGTTCCTTCACCGCAGGCGTTGCCAGATAGTTATAAAAGGTAGTTCTCCCGATCTTATACGTCGGGTAAATATGGTTCTGATAAATGAACTTATCCGTGCATCCCCGTGTATGGTGCTGCATGTAAATATCCTGTATATCCCTTACCCTCAGCAGGAAATTTCGTCTGTTATATCCCTTTGCCATATTATCTCGTTTTTAATAGAGCCATTTCCGGCACCGCCCCGGATAGTTGCTCCGCCCTTACACGGTCATTTCATGGCATCACTCCGGCACTGTCACACTCAGGCATCCCCTCCGTATCACCTTGCCCGTTTCCCTCTTTGCCTCCTCGCACGCTTTTTCAGCCCGGCAAGCCGTTTTTTGTCTCCGTAGGAACTCATTATACACCCGCTTCATCTGTGCCTCCGTCATATCATTCAAATCATCCACCCCAGCCGCCCTGCAAGCCGTAGCAATAATCTTCTGCAACCGTTCCCTCCGCGTTGTCCCCTCATACAATCCCGCCTTTTCAAAGTACCCCGCCACACTCGCAATCACCCGTTTTCTCAACCTGTCCATCCGTTCGTCTTCCCCCTCACTTTTCGTCATCCGCTTCATGTCCTCAATCATCTTCCTGTACACCTTTGGCGCCCGTTCATACAATTCACTCAGCGACGTCCCGCCCGAATACTGGCACACAACATCTTCCTTTGTAGCCCCCGGCATCTTGCCCAGCAACTCATAAAAAAGTCCGAACTTGCTCATACATTCATCCTCCCTTATTCTGTTCAATCTGCCGCCTCTTCTCCAGCAGCATCTTCTGTATCACAATCTCATTCCTGATAGCCCGTACACCATTCGTAACAAAGCTCTTTTCAATAATATCCTCCCGCCTGTCAGCCAACTCTTCCGGCAGGTTTGCATCCACTATAGCCTCAATTTCTTTCCGTAGCTCATTCCCGAAAGCATCCTGCTTCTTACCGTAGTTTAGCGTCGTAATTCGCCCGTTAAAACGGCTCCAGAACTCCGCATAGCTCCTTTTGCTTACCCTTCTTCCATCTACAAGCCTCTTTTGCAGGTTATCTGCTCCGATAAAGTAGCACCCCAATGCCATCTGACTCCCCAGATTCGCCTTGTTATACAACCCCTTCATCAGCGTTATCACCGCCTCCGCGCAATCCCCGAACTCATCCAGTATCAGCAACGGCTTATACAGCAACAGCAATTCATTCGTAACGTCCCGCCACAGCTTGTCTATGCCTCCCGTATTCTGCAACCCGAATTGTCCCGCCAGATACCGCACAAAGTCACCCTTTCCCGGATAGTCCGAACAATCCACATAGATCACATTACCATGTTCGTACGCATACTCTTTCGCGGCATAACTCTTCCCAATGCCTGCACGGTCACAAAGCACCTGCCATATCCCGTACTCCTGGCATTTCTCCAAATGCGTCTGCACCGTAATAAAAGCCTTCGTGTCCACCGTCTCCCACGCATTATCCTCCATGCAGCGATAATGTCTCGCCAGCACCAGCCACGACGTGTCCTTTATTACCGAATAATTCCTTTCTTTCTCATACTTAATCTGAGACAACACCGATTTATCAAACTTAATCCCGTGGCGCAAAGCGATGATTCTTGCAAACTCCGCCTGTGACACCCTTCTTTCTTTCAATTCAAAGAATAGGCAATCCGTCACTTTGTCTTTAATCCTATTAGTTATTTCCATCTTTATATATATTTAAAATCAACAACTAAAACACTGTTTAAACATTCGTCAGCTATTCAGTAAAGCCTCCATCTCCGTCTCTTCCCGGCTTTTCTCCACAATCCCGTTTCGTCTGTCCTCCACAGCATTGTTTTGTGCATTTACCACCGTTTTCGGAGTATCCCACCAGCCAAAACCGAACCCATCCGTTCCCGTAGCCCGGAAACCTGTCTGTTCTGCAATCTCCCGCTGTCTTTCCATCTCCGTCTTCGCATCCTCGTAACAATGCTTCTGCATGATGTTGAACAATTGAATCTTACTCATTTCTCCGGGCTTATTCTTCATGTCAGCCACACAAGCCGCCAGCTTTTCCTTTTCGTACGCATCCGCCACCTTCTTCCCGTTCCGGTCACGCAGTTCCACCCATTCCGGCCTGTCCGCCCGCAGGTTCACAAACACCTTGAATGTATGCCCCAAATGTTCCCGGCTGAATTCAAAGTCCATCGCACTGCTTGCATTATCCGGCACAATAAACTTCATCTTCGCTCCGCGTATAGCCACCTCAATACCCTTCTGCCTGTACTCATATTCACCGAACGGATGCTGTTGGTTCTTCAGTTCCACCATGAACAGGCTCAGCTTTTCAAAATAATTCATCTTCACCCGTCCCTCACGTTCTTCCGCATACCGTTCAATCTTCGATTTCCCGATAAACGCACCGTAAGCATCACGCGCCTCACCGCGACCGTTCCAAGCCTCTACAGCCTGGGCAAATTCCACCAGTACCTGTTCCTCCGTTGGCAGTTTATCCGTAAACGCCAAATCTTTAGCCAGTTCCTTCAGCAGTTCCGGGTTCGCCACGCTATTCGGACTCTTCACCGTCACGTTTCCCCCCTTAAAGTTCTTCAGCTTCCTCAGTTCCCTTTGTTGGAAATGCCCAATTACAAGCTCCACGCTCTTACTCCGTCCGGAGTAGGGGGTACAAGGAAAGTTTACATGGCTCATATTATTTATCAGCCCATTCACTGTTGCCGATATATTCGCCGAACTGTTATCATAATTCATTTGATAAGGCTTATACCCCCACTTATCCACCGTGTTCTGCAAAGCCTCTATCACCATCCCGCTGCTTTCACTGAAAGCCACGCTATATCCTATAATCGCGCTCGTACACGCATCCGTCACGAAGTACGCATACAAATCGCTCATTACTTTCCACTTCTCTCTTCCCTTACTGTCCTTCACCGCCTTTTTATAGTACAACTGCATTGTTGTACCATCCAGAGACCAAAGCATATCCGGCTTGCTCACCGGTTTACGGTCAATCATCGGCTGCATATCCGCATCGCCCACCAGTTTCCCATGCCTCATATAATACCACACCTTCTTATGCTTCGACATGTTTAAATGCTGTTTAATCGCCGACACCGTCATCTTCGGAAGTCCCAGCCCCGGCGCCTGTTCATTATATATCAGTCCTATATCCTCAAAACTATACTTCACCGGGTCTCCGGCCAATTGCATCAATATCGCATGCGTCCGCCCGTTCATCTTCTCACGGTTCACATTCCCGAAGTACCCGCCCACCAGACAGTCCAGCCCGTCCGCGGCATATTCCCGCGCCTTCCTGTCCAGCACCCGTTCACTATTTATCGCCTTCGGGAACTTCACAAACCCCTGTATCTGCTCATTTAAACACTGTTTAAACATCTCTGCCTGCACTTCCTTCACCGATGCAAACCCGTACTTCCGTGCCGTCTTCACGTCCATCCGCCTCCAAAGTCTCAGCCATCCTGCCGCCCGTGCAATCCGTTGCACATCCGTCGGAACAAATAGTTGCATATCACTCAACCGCGTCAAATCCCCTGCGCTCACCTCCACCATCATCCTCAATTCCTTCTTCACCCCCTCCAGTTTCCGGTTCAATTCCTCCGCCGCCCGGTTTTCCACCCACAAAGCAGCGTCAACCCCTCTACAAATCACCCTCTTCACCAGCTCCCTGTACTTCGCCGCCATTCCGTCAAAATGCACAAATACTTCGCGCCCTTCTTTATGGTGTGGCCAACAAAACATTTCGCCAGTTCGTTGGCCTGATAAAGCCCGTTTCAAATAGCTTTCAGATACTCCACTTTCTATAAGTTCAGGAACCGACACACAAAGCACCTGTTCTCCGGGGGTCGCCACCTCCGAATAACAAGTACTATTAAATGGTATGTTCCTATACTGCGGCATAATGATTTATCTTATTATTAGCTCCTTTCCCGGTCTAACTCCGAGCCGAAACGTATCTACGTTTAAAAGGAATCTCTTTCTATTTTCCCAAACCGAAAGAGCCATGCTACTCAGTTGTAGCGACCTCTCAAAAAAACTAACCCTAACTATTCTCTTAATAATACATTGCCATTATCTCATCAGCAAATGCGATAAATGAATTATCTTCTGTCTCAAGTATTTCATAATTCCAAAGGGGGGAATGAGTAGAAAAATAAGTTTGCTGCTCATTCACCTTATATCCCCACCGTTCTAATTCTTTCAGTTTCTCCTGCTCTTTCTTATTCAACGCTTCCATATCAACTTTCACCGTTTTGTTTTTCACGTCTATCTCTGCACCTCTTTTCCGCAGATAAGCACGCAGGTTTGCTTTATGACCGTTAAATCTTGATTCCATAATTTATCCCTCCGAATATGGTTTCTAAGCATTTTTTTCTTTGAACTCATCTTTATAGACATTAACCAGCAAATTGGCCACCACTACAAATATCAATACCGCACCGCCTATCATCTCCCTGCGTGTTGGTTCACCATCTACCAGTGCAATCCCGGTAATCATTCCGACTACCGCTGCAATTACTTCTATTCTTCTTGCTGTTTTCATACTTTCAGTTTTTATTCGCTTCGTTGCACATCTTTTCAAGTTCGCAAAGCACCTTCATCGCTTTCCCGCTGTTCCGCTTCGGAACTCTTTGTCCGCGGGCTATTTTCCCCACATATTGTGCGGTTACACCAAATTTTTCGGCCACTTCCTTATAAGGTGTGGTACGCTTTTCTTTCAGTTTTTCAGCTAATCTCATATCTTTTCTCGTTTTAATTATTACTTTTGTCTCGTTAACTGGGTACAAAATTACAAAACATTTCGCCAAATGCAAGAGAAATTACAAAAGATTTCACCAATAAAGCAAAGAATTTTGCAATTTGTTGATACTTTAGGTATTAGCAAACGAGATTTTTATGCAGCTACAGGTATATCCAGAGGGACTTTAGAGAGTTCTACAGGTATTACTGAAGATACTATTGCTAAAGTTTTCGCCACTTATCCTGATTTATCGCCAATGTGGGTTGTTCTTGGCAAAGGTGAGATGCTAAATAATCAAAATCCCGGCGAAAAAAGTTGTAACCTAAATTGTAACCCAAATTGTAACCCAACGGAAGAAAAAACAGAAAAGAGCATTCTTGGACTTGATTTAGGAACAAGTTCACTTGGATTAGCTGTAGTGAATACACCACCTTCCTCATCTGTTTGTGAACCTGATATTGAGTATGGCAGAAAAGTCTCTGTAAAACTTAGTAAGGAACAAACACGAATCCCAGAGTTGTTAACAGAGCAAACGCGAACTTCAGTACCATTTTATAATCTGCCAGTTAGTGCCGGGCAACTCGCTGTGCTTGAATCCGAAATTTTCCACCAGACAGAACCTGATGGCTTCGTAGAATTGAGTGTATTCGAAGGCTGTGAAGCCGTATTTCCTATTACGGGCATCAGCATGGAACCAATTATTTCAAGCGGTGATTGGATTGGTATAAAAACAATAGATAATTTGTCCCACAGTTGGGAATTCTTGCAAACAGGCGCTATATATCTTATTATAACACGCGAAGAACGCATGATTAAGTTCATTGAGAAAGCCAGTGACGAGGATTTCATTGTCTGCAAAAGCCCAAACTACAGTCCTTTCAAAATTTTCAAAGGGGATATTCTTAAGCTCTATCGTGTAAGGGCCTGTTCTAAACGATTATAAACCATTTAAAACTAATACTATGTACGATTTTGGCTATTTAAAACCCATTTCCAAGATTATAGATGTGCTGGGTAGGGCTATTATAGCAATTGCCCTCATTGCTGGTATTGGATTCATTGCTTCTGGTGACTTTAACATAGTCATTGGTATTTTAGTACTCATTGGCGGTGGTATCTTGGGATTATTGCTTATGCTTGTTAGTAATCTTGTAAACCTATTCCTTCAAATAGAACAAAACACCCGAAAACAGTCGGAACAATAA